AACCTCCACCTAATAAAATTTTCATGTGTACATTGCCACCAATTTCTCTCTCATACCAACCCTCATATTCAGGTCCATATCTGTTAGCAAACTTTTCAACTTTATGTCGACCAACCCATTTTACTTTTTTTCCTATCATACTTTCAACTTTCTCATGAGAAGTGACAGCTGGAACTTTGTATCTAGTAATCATTGGTTGTTCCTTTATGTTTTTGGTTGTCTTAATTCAATTTACCATCATTAACAGGTAATGGTCAAGAAAAAAGATAAAAAAAGTTCATTTAAGTATTGCGCAAAAAATTCAAAAGAACGATAATTAGCGCATCGCAACACCTATGCCTAGAATTTGGAATTAAAGCCTCGCTGAAAAGTGGGGTTTTTTACGTTTAGCCTACGCAAAATCTATCAGTACAGAAATATTTTAAACTAGAGATTTAGGCGAGAGGCTATTGAATGAGGTGCGCATGGACGAAGAAATAAGACAAATATTTTACGACTTAATAGAAAAAGAATTTACATTATCAGAAATATCAGAAATTGCAGATGCTTTGCATGAGTTATCTCAAAACGTAATTGAGTTTACAGACATAGATGATGATTTAGAGACAGATACTTTACACTGAGAACAACCGATAGGACTCTCAAATGGGCAAACGGTCAAACTTTAAACGAAAAAAAAGAGATTTTTATTCAACACCGATAGAGGCGGTTGAACCACTTATAAAACATTTATCACAAGATTTTACTTTTGCGGAACCTTGCGCTGGTAATGGAGCGTTATGTAGACATCTTGAATATTATGGTGGGAACTGTTTGTGGGCAAGTGACATCGAACCGCAACATGAAGGAATAATAAAAAAAGATTTTACTGAAGTCCAAAATATAAAATCAGAATATGTAATTACTAACCCTCCTTGGGATAGAAATATATTACATCCTTTGATTGATTTCTTTCGGGTAAAAAAACCAACGTGGCTTTTATTCGATGCCGATTGGATGCACACCAAGCAAGCAATACCTTTTATGGTAAGCTGTAAAAAAATTATCAGTATTGGTCGAGTGAAATGGTTCGGCAATACGACAGGAAAAGATAATTGCGTCTGGGGTCTCTTTGACAATAACTTGTTTGCAGAAACAGTCTTTGTAGGGAGAAGCTGATGGCGCGAAGAATAACTTTAAAACATGACCCTAAAACAAGGGAGAAAATACAAACAAGTCAGCTTGTTAACAGATTGAATAATTTTGTTTTAGGCGGCGTTGATGGCAAAACTGGCAAGCCGATAGAAATGAACAGAGACCAGATCACAGTAGCTCTTGGATTGTTAAAGAAAACGCTCCCAGATTTATCTAGTGTAGAACTTTCTGGAGATGAAGCGAACCCACTAAATTTATCATTTAATGTTAAATATGCAGACCCAGACAATAGTTCTTCCTAAAGCATTTAGAGAGCTATCTGAGCCATCACGTTACAAATGTTTCTTTGGTGGACGAGGTTCGGGCAAGTCTCACTCTTTTGCGACAGCTTTGTTAATACAGGGTGGTGAGAGGCCGCTAAGAATATTATGTGCGCGAGAAGTTCAGTTATCAATTAAGGATAGTGTGAAACAGCTTCTTGATGACAAGATTAAAGAATATGGAATGGAGTCGTTTTATACATCTCTGCAAAATGAAATTAGAGGCGCAAACGGAACAAACTTTATTTTTTCTGGTTTAGGCAAAATGACGGCTGACCAGTTAAAAAGCATGGAGGGCATTGACCGCGTTTTTGTTGAAGAGGCGCACACGATATCTGAAAAGAGTTTACAGATTTTAATACCAACAATAAGAAAAGAGAAGTCAGAGATTTGGTTTAGTTGGAATCCACGTCATAACAGTGACCCAATAGACAAAAGATTTCGAGGTGAGATTGTCCCAGACAATTCTATCATCCGCAAAGTTAACTATTCTGACAATCCGTTTTTCCCACAAGAGTTGGAAAACGAAAGAAGTTTTGACGAGAAAAATAATAGAGATCGTTACCCACATATTTGGTTAGGCGAGTACGAGAGCAATGTTATTGCCGCATTGTGGGAGAGAACAACAATCCACGCTCATCGCAGATTAGACCCACCAGAGATGACACGAATTGTTGTAGCTGTTGACCCAGCGATCACTGAAAGTGGTGGTGACGAACATGGCATTATTGTTTGTGGTATAGGAGAAGATCAGCGCGGTTACGTTCTTGATGATTTATCGAGACATGGCAGTCCAAAACAATGGGCAGAGCAAGCAATTGCCGCATATGATAAGCACGATGCAGACGCGATAGTAATAGAAATTAATCAGGGTGGTGACATGGTTCGGCATACGCTTGAGAGCGTAAGGCTGGGGATACGGATAGTTGAGGTTCGGGCAAGCAAGGGGAAGCACGTTCGCGCAGAGCCAATTTCTGCACTCTATTCGTTAGGGCGAGTTTCACACGCTGGGACTTTTACACAATTAGAAGATCAAATGTGCCAGATGACACCTTCTGGTTATCAAGGCAATGATAATTCACCAGATCGAGTAGACGCTTTGGTTTGGGCAATGACTGAGTTATTCCCAAAGTTAAATAGACAGAAACCTAAGATTGACCATCGCAATAAAGAAGCACGGTCTTGGATGAGCTAATGGCAAATGAAACAGATATTTTAGAAGAAGCAAAAGAGGCGTTTGAGGATGCACAGGAAGCGGAAGAAGAGAACCGCGAAAATGCTAATTCAGACATAAAGTTTGCAAGGCTAGGCCAGCAGTGGGACGAAGCTGACAGAAACAAAAGGGCGAGAGATGGACGTCCAACGTTGACTATTAACAGGATGCCAGCATTTATCCGTCAGGTAGCAAATGATGCGCGGCAAAACACCCCAACAATAAAAGTCCATCCTGTAGACAGTTCAGCAGATTTAGAATGTGCTGAAATATTAAATGGACTAATTCGGAATATACAAATTACAAGTAATGCTGACGAGGCGTATGACACGGCTTTATTAGATGCTGTTACTGGTGGCTTCGGTTATTTTATGATTGATGTTGATTACGCTTATAACGATACGTTTGAACAAGATATTATTATAAAAAGAATTGCCAACCCGTTTACTGTGCATGGCGATCCCCGAAGTACAGCCGCAGATAGTTCTGATTGGAACTGCGCTTTTATCAGCGACATGATGAGCATGAAAGATTTTGAGGCTGAATTTCCTGATGCAGAAAAATCAGATTGGGATGGAAACTTTGAAGTCGATCAGGATTTAGATTGGTTCACTGAAGATTCAATAAGAGTTGCCGACTATTGGAAGCGAGAGAAGTTCGACAGACCTATAGTTTTATTAAACGATGGTCAGGTCATTGATGAAAAAGTTTATATCGAAAACAAAGATTATTTTGACGTGCAAGGAATTGAAGTTGAGAACTCAAGAACTGTTAAGTCTTGGAAAGTAAAACGATATACATTGTCAGGCTCTGAGGTTTTAGATGAAATTGATTGGGTTGGTCAGCACATTCCTATTGTTCCAGTTTACGGTGAGGAGAACTGGGTAGAGGGTAAGCGTTATTTTAAGTCATTAATAAGGGACGCGAAAGACCCCCAGCGCATTTATAACTATTGGAGAACGGCAAGCACTGAGTTGGTAGCATTAGCCCCAAAAGCTCCGTTTGTTGGCCCTGTAGGGGCGTTTGATGAAGACGGTGACAAATGGGCAACCGCTAATACAGAAAGCCATCCTTATCTGCAATATGACGGCCCTGTCGCACCGCAAAGACAACCTTTTGCTGGCCCACCAGCGGGAGCGTTGCAAGAGGCATTAAACGCTTCAGATGACATGAAGCAAGTCTTGGGAATGTTTGATGCGAGTATGGGCGCACCATCAAACGAAACATCTGGTCGCGCAATTATGGCGCGGCAGAGAGAAGGGGATGTGTCTACTTATCATTTTATAGACAACCTTAATCGGGCGATACAACACGCTGGCAAAATTATTATTGATCTTATCCCTCACGTTTATTCTGGAGAGAGAATTATTCGGGTCTTAGGCGAGGATGACAAGCCACAAAATGTTCAAGTCAACCAGCCTATTCCAATGATGGATGAGCAAGGGCAACCAATGATGGATGAGGTGGGTCAACCCAAGTCCTACATATACGATTTAACAAAGGGTAAATATGATTTAGTTGTACGCTCTGGCCCATCTTTTACCTCAAGGCGCGAAGAGGCCGCAACTCAGATGATGGAATTATTACGAGTGTTCCCAGAGGCCGCACCAATTATCGGAGATATTTTTGCCAAGAATTTAGATTGGCCTCAAGCTGATGAAATAGCGAAGCGACTAGAGAAGATTACGCAAGGTGAGCCAGAAGACCCTGAGAAGGCAAATATTATGGCCCAGTTACAGCTAGCAGTTGACCGCATCAGACAGTTAGAAGGTGATCAACAAGTAGACGCGGCTAAGTTACAAATTGATCAAGAGAAGTTAAATATAGATCGTCAGAAGGTCGAGATTGACCGCTACGAGGCTCAAACGGATCGGCTTGAAGCAGAGGCCGAAATACAAAAAGATTTAGCACAGGCACAAAGTTTCAGCCCTGTCATAAATTACCCTATCAGGTAATCGACTAACCCAATATCGGGAGTCGGAATTTAACTAACGAGGTTATAATATGGATGACGAAGAACCCATCGAGGGAATCGTTGAGGACGATGAGTCTGTCGAAGAAGTAGACCCTGATGATATTGAGGAGACTACTGAACAGGAATTGGACGAGGACGCAGAGGAGGATTCGGAAGAACAAGCTGAATCTGTGGACGATGGCGATACTGTAGAATATGAGGGGCAACAATATAAAGTCCCAAAAGAATTAAAAGACGCTTTTTTGCGTCAATCAGATTATACGACAAAGACCCAAGAAGTAGCTGAACAGCGGAAAGCATTGGAGACTGACAGAGAAAGTTTTCAAGAGGCTTTGCAGTTGCAAACAGCACACACTGAGTCTTACACGCAGTTAGGCGTAATTGACCAACAGCTAGCTCAATACAATGAGATAGATTGGACAACGTGGTCTCAAACAGACCCTAATGCCGCGCAACAGGCGCAAATACAACTGGGTGCGTTACGGGAACAAAGGCAACAGGCAGTGGATAAATTGCAATCTTTGCAAGCCCAAACTCAACAAAAAGCACGAACTGAAACGGCTAGAGTAGTTGAGCAAAACAGGGCCAAGGTAGAGAAAGTGGTTCCTAACTGGAGCGATGAAACCGAAAAGGCTGTTTTTAATTTTGGTATTAAAAGCGGTTTATCTCAGAGTCAATTAGCCAATACTAATTATGATCCTGTTTTAATAGAGATTTTAAATAAGGCGAGGCTTTTTGATGAAATTCAAACGAAGCAAAGCGGCAAGAAGCCCAAGAAGGCAGAGCCAGTCCCACAAGCTACAAGAGTAAAACCCCGAAAGGTTGCTCCCCGTGGTTTAAGTGACAGTCTTAGTGCTGACGAATGGGTGAAAAGGCGCAATGCACAAATAGCAAAACGAGGTTAAACTATGGCTAACTCCTTATTAACTCCTACCGCGGTGACACGAGAGGCATTACGTGTTCTGCATCAAAAACTAAACTTCGTAGGGACGATTAATCGTCAATATGATTCACGGTTTGCAAAGTCAGGCGCAAAGATTGGTGACAGTCTTTCTATCAGATTGCCAAACCAATACACAGTTCGCACAGGCGCGGCACTGTCATCTCAAGACGTAACTGAAAGCTCTGTCAGCTTACAAGTTGCAACTCAAAAGGGTGTTGATACAACTTTCACCTCTGATGATTTGACACTTGATATTGATGACTTTTCAGAGCGTTTTCTACAGCCAGCAATGAGTGTCCTAGCGGCAAATATTGAGGCTGATGCGTTGTCAATGTATAAAGACGTTTTCAACCATGTTACAGACGTGGGTGCAAGTGTTACCACTGGCGATGTTCAAAGCGCAAACAAGGTGCTAACAGATAGTTTAGCTCCTTATGACGGGCGTTGCCTAAACTTGAATACAACTGATAACGTAGATTTAGTTGATGCGTTAAAGGGTCTATTCAATGATCAGTCAAATGTCTCAAAGAACTATCGTGAAGGCCGTGTTGCGTCTAACACTTTTGGTTTCTCTAACATTATGGAGAACACCTTAATCCCATCCCACACAACTGGAACTGACGATGGTACTGGCGATTACTTAATTAATGGGGCATCTCAGTCTGGCGCAACAATGACAGTGGATACGGGTGCTGGCACATTTAAAAAAGGCGATATTGTTTATATTGCTGGTGTTAATCGTGTGCATCCTGAGACTAAAGTTGACACTGGTGGGCTTCAGCCGTTTGTTATTACATCGGATGTTGGAACCAGCGCAACGTCACTTCCAATTAGCCCAAGTATTGTTGCTACTGGTGCTAAACAGAATGTGTCTGCTGTACCAGCCGATAATGCGGCAGTTCACAAAAACGAGAGTGATGCGTCTACTGATATTGGCGCAAGTGCTGACTTTGGTACTTCTCTCGCATATCACAAAGATGCGTTTGCTTTCGCAACGGCTGACTTAATCATGCCTCAAGGTGTTGATTTTGCCGCCCGTGAAACTCTTGATGGCATCTCAATGCGTATTGTTCGGGACTACAGCATTTCCGCTGATACGTTCCCAACTCGTATTGATGTCCTATATGGATATAAAGCAATACGTCCAGAATTGGCGTGTCGTATCCACATGAACTAAATTAATTAGGGGGGCTTCGGCTCCCCTTTTTTTTTGGAGAAGTAAAATGCCGATATGGAAATATAAGAAAGAAAAAGATGAAGTTGTTGCTAAATTATTTGAAGATGACGATAAGGTTCCTAGTGGTTGGAAAGACAGCCCCAAGGAAGCTGGAAAGAAAGTTGCAAAGCAAAAATAGATGGCTTTAGCAAATTTTGATAACCTAAAATCAGCAATTGCATCAGAGTTTTCGCGTTCAGACACGGGATTTACCAATGCAGTCCCAGACTATGTTTTAAGGGGGGAGTCGGTATTAAACAGGCGTTTGAGAACCCATCAGATGAGAGCAACTGCGATTGTATCATTGAGCGCGGATGCCTCAACTGCATCATTGCCTTCTGGATTTTTATCAGACATTGATTTGTATTATGCATCAGACTTAACTCAATTTACAATGGCAACTGATCGTGACCTAGTGCATTGGGGGCAAACCAGCACGGGTCAACCTAAACTTTATAGAGTAGGCGCGGCAGTGTTTGAATTTGAGCGTCCAGCAGATCAAGCATATAGTTTAAAATCCATTTATTACAAAGCGAATAACCTCACGTCTGATGGCACAAACTGGCTAATGACAAATTATCCAGATGCTTACCTTTATGCGTGTTGTTTTGAAGCGGCGGCGGCAAGACAAGCAGATAAGCGAATGGCAATTTATAAACCATTACGAGATGAAATTATTGAAGAAATAAACAGGCTTAATTCTAAAACTCAAGGCCGTGTCAATATGCGTCACGATTCTACCCTTGCAAGAGAAAGACGATTTAACATTAGTACGGATACATATTTATGATACAGTTTGGAGAGTTTGCCCCTGACCAACCAGATTTAGACGCTGGGGGAACCTTCTCTACTGTTGCAAAAAATGTTATACCGCGAACAAAAAATAGTTATGCGCCATTAGGAACATTGACACCTTTAACTAATGCACTTGACAACAACTGCCAAGGTGCCGCCGCTTTTAGAGATAGTAGCGGTTTAGTTAACTCCTTTGCTGGCGATAAAAGTAAACTGTATCTTTTAAATCAAACCACTTATGCGGATGTTACAGGCTCAACAACACCAAGTGTTGCAGATGATGATACATGGCAATTTGCAAAATTCGGTGAAAGAGTTATCGGGGTTTGCGGCGTTGCAACAAACATACAAAATTATGTAATGGGAACATCGAGTGTATTTTCTGATTTATCCGCAGATGCTCCAAGGGCGAGGCATATCTCGCAAATTAAAGATTTTATTATGGTCGGCAATGCTTGGGACGCAGTTGATGGCAATGTCGCTAATCGGGTTTGGTGGTCTGCGATTAATGACCCGACAGATTGGCCCACAATAGGTTCAACTGACGCGGCATCAAAACAATCAGACCGACAGGACTTGCCATCAGGGGGATGGGTTCAAGCGATTACGGGTGCGGTAGGTGGTACAGATGGCGTTGTTTTTATGGACAACGCAGTTTACCGAATTGTTTACTCTGGCCCACCACTTGTCTTTGAGTTTTATGAGGTAGAAAGAGCGAGAGGCACAATTGCGCCTCGTAGTGTTGTTAATATTGGAGACTCTTGTTTTTATTTAAGTCGAGATGGTTTCTTCCAATTTAATGGTCAGGACTCAATTCCAATTGGAGATCAGAAAGTTGATAAAACATTCTTCTCCAGATACACAGATGATTTTCCGCATTTAGTCTGGGGGGCAAGCGATCCTGTGAATAAAGTTGTTATGTGGATTTATCCATCTGGTTCAACAACCAACGCACAAAGAGCTTTAATTTATAATTGGTCATTAAACGAGTGGTCGGAAGCTGAATTTAATGCACAAGTTTTGTTTTCAGATTTAACACAAGGATACACGTTGGAAGGTCTGGATGATGTCGGCAATCTTGATGCATTACCTTATTCGCTTGATTCAAGGATTTGGACGGGTGGTAAGGAAGTTTTATCGGCATTTGATACGGATAAGAAAAACGGACAATTCTCAGGGGCCAACTTAGCGGCAACAATTGAAAGTCAAGAGATTGGTGGCGGTGAAAGAGTTCTTATAGACGCTGTACGGCCCTATGTAGACGTTTCCAATAATGATCATGTTACTGTAGCTCTGAAGACAAGAGATGACGTGGGTGGCTCAATTACCACTGGGTCTCCAGCAAGTATTGACGCGGATGGGCAAGCGCATTTTACAACATCGTCCCGTTACGCTAGGGCGCAAGTAAATATTGCGGCAAGTTCCACATGGACACACGCACAAGGAGTGGACGCCGATATACAAGCGGATGGTAGTGCATGAGCGAATTTTCTGGCATAACCGCATCAACGTCAAATGTTCCGTTATTTTTGCGAGATGTGTTGGAATTTTCCCGCAGAGTTATGCAAGGCAAATTGAATAATACAACATTGTGGACGTTAGCCGCAAATACTTCATCTACAACCTTTAATGATGCAAGAATTGGATTAGAAACTGCTTTGCATTGGTCTCCGACAACAGCAAATGCGGCGGCTATAATTGACACAATGTACGTATCAGAATCAAACAGAGTTAACGGCACAGTAATTATTGCCCACGCAAACAATTCAAACGCAGATAAAATTTTTAGGATTACATTTCATGGTTAGTGGTGATTTTGCAACAACGTTATTTAATTTATTAGGAAGAACACTTGATAATAAAAATAAAGTAAAAACTCCTGTTGTGCCGAGTACAATGCCTACAAACTCAATGTTTAATAATAATTTAACGCCTAGCCAGCGTTCCCAATTATACGAACAAGAAACAAGGGGGGGAATGGGTGCTTCGATTAACCCTTATTCTTATGATAAAGACAATGTATATTTTACAACGATGCAAGCCCCAATAGACCAGCCAATGTTTTCGGCATTAGAGAATCCTAATAATCCTTTAACTCAAACTTTAATGGGTATGGTAAATACAGATTCAGCCTTTCCATATGAGGTTGAAAATAGAGATGCAAGAGTGGGCGAGGGTTTTACATATGGCACGGGCATGGGGCCAAGTCGTATATCTGATCCTTCTAATTATGATCTGACAAGTTTCTATGAGTCACCTCCTAATTATGATTTGACAAGTTTTTATGAGTCGCCTGTAGCAAACAATTCAAACTCAACAGCTAATGAGTCTGGCGCACTTGCGGCCTATCCCGAAGGCACTGACCCTAACAGGGTTGGGGTATTTAACGAAAAAGAGGCATTGGCAGATTTAGCAAACAGGGGGGGGTATTTCGGGCCGTATAATACAGCACAGCCAAATCAACCAAATGCGCCTACTGGTGAGCAAAACAATTTGACCCCTCAAACAAGCAGTAATTTATTTTCTGGTTTTTCGATGCCTAATTTTACGAGTATGTTCAGCCCAGAATATAATCGTGACCCAGCTAATATGTATCAGGCTTCAAATAATACTTTGGTCGATTATTCCCCTCGTTCAATGGCTGTAGGAATGATGAAAGGTGGGCCAACTGCATCTGCATATGATGTTATAAGTGATCCAGATATATCAACAGGTGGGAAAATCGGTGCTGGAGCATTGGCACTTGGCTCTGCATTGGTTCCAAGTGTAGGGCCACTATCTATGCTTGGTGCAATACTTAACGGCATGGGTGCATATCACGATGTTGGCATTGGGAATAATCTTACTGGTGACATGACACTGACTCCAAGTGGTACTTTATTTGGTGATATGGACGCGGCTGGCGGCAGTTTTTATCAAACAGGCGGTTTAAATAATTACAATACTCTTGCGAGCGCACCAAGGAATACAGGGGTTAATACTGGCTTTGGTAATTTTACGGCTGGTCAATTAACCGACGCAAGCTCACAGGGTATGGACGCTAATCAAGCGGCATATGTAGCGGCAATGGCTCAAGCAATAGAAGATGGGGGCATGGGCTATGATGATTCTGGAGGGTTTTCGGAAGGGACTTCTTATGGCGATGAAGACAGTTATGGGTAAACTAAATAAAATTATTAGTTGAAAAATAAAATGACTTATCTTTGGGGCGTTCAAAGTGAAAAGATTGATGAAGTTTGGCCTCAAGCATCAAAGTTTATAGACCGCGTTGTAGATAAAGGCGCAGACAAGACAACCAATGAAATTTATGAAGGATTAAAGAATAGGCAGTATCAGCTTTGGATTGCTTGGGATGAAGAAGTTCGCGCT